GGTATTAATTATCTAACTACATTACGCATAGACTGGGAGGATATTGAAGATTGTTTATATAAATACATCCCCTTGCAAGATTGCGCTTTTGTTTTCCCAGAAAAAGCACTAATCGTTATTGATGAGATGGTGAAATACACAAAGAAAGACTACAAATACACTGTAATTGATTTTAAAGTGAGGACATTAAAAGCTGGAGAGTATGGTTGTCCGTTACCGGATTGGCATTACGATTGTGTTAAAGAATATAATCATCCGTCACGACATGAGCATCATATTATCTATGTTAATGAACAAGGGACATTGTTTGATAAAGAGAATCCTTTCCAGATTGGAGATGGAGAAATATGGGAATACGGTAGAGATTTACATGCTTCTCCAAAACTTACAAAGGATGTCAAACGTGTGTTAATTAGACTTACAGAGAATGACTTAATTAAAGGAATGAAATGTTGAAGAATAATAAAGATTGGAAACAACAAGCGATTGCTTTAGCAGATACAGGAACAATGAGCTGGAGGCAAATTGCTCGTACATTAGGCAAAAGTAAATCCACTGTATCAGATTATTTACGAGCGCATAAAGAAAAAGAGTTACAAAAATTTTATGAGGAGCAGAAACCTTTTAATGAAGCTTTAATGAATAGTCGTGAAAATTTCTTTGAAGTTGTACAGCATAAAGATTTGAAGTTTCGTTTGACAAATACGAAGTCCGAGAAAAAGCAAGTTCCATTTGAGATCGTGACAGACAGCACAAAAACAACAGGTACACACTTATACATCCCAGATTGTCAAGTAAAACCTAATGTCGATTTAGAATATTTAGAATGGATTGGTAAATATATTGTTCGCAAAAAACCTGATGTGATTGTTAATGCTGGGGATTTTGCTGATATGGAAAGCCTTTCTTCATACGATAAAGGTAAGCGTTCTGCTGAGGGTAAGCGAGTGAAGGCTGATATAGATTCTGCAATAGAAGGGATGAAACTGTTATTGTCTCCTTTACATGAGTTGCAGATGAAAGAGTTGCAAAAGTTTGGCGAGATTAGATATAAACCTCGCTTAGTGTTAACATTAGGTAATCATGAAGATCGAATTAATCGCTACGTAAATGATACACCATCGTTACATGGTTTTCTTAGTACAGATGATTTGATGTACAAAGAATTTGGTTGGGAGGTGGTGGATTTCTTAACTCCAATTGAGATAGGTGGAATTTACTATTGCCATTACTTCCAGAATGTTATGACAGGAAAACCTCTTGCCGGAACAGCAGCAAACATGTTGACAAAGGTAGGTAAATCCTTCACAATGGGACACAGGCAGCAGCTTGACATTGCAACTCGATTCTTACAAGTAGATGGAGAACAGCAATTTGGTCTAATTGCAGGTGCATGTTATTTGCATGAAGAAGATTATAAGGGAGTTCAAGGTAATCGGCATTGGAAGGGAATTGTTGTCAAGCATCGTGTGAATAACGGTAGTTATGATCCTTTGTTTGTTTCGTTGGATTGGTTAAAGGATGAGTATGGTGAAAGTGATTTTAATAAAAAAGTTAAAAAAGCGATTAATGAAATTAAAGCTAGCATGCAAAGTAAGGAGTAATTATGAAAAAAATTATCTTGTTCAACGCTCCACCAAATTCTGGAAAAGATGAAGCGGTGAATCACTTACTAAAAATCTACGATGAAGCTTTACATTTTCGATTCAAGGATCAGCTATATTTCACTGCTGCTGAAATAGCAAACGTCGATTGTTATTGGATGATAGACATCGCTTCAGATAGAAATACAAAAGATTTACCTAGCAAAGATCTTCCAGATAACATGACACCTCGTCAATGGCTTATCCATGTTAGTGAGAATCTTATCAAACCTAACTATGGGAAAGACTATTTTGGAAAGAAACTTGCAGATTCTGTTAACAACTCCCCAGCGAATGAGTTAGTTTTCGTCTCTGACTGTGGATTCAAAGAAGAAGTAAAGGCTTTGATCGACAACACAGAACACGATGTTCATGTAATTCAAGTTTATCGTGACGGTTGTTCATTTGCTGGAGATAGTAGAAACTACGTAAGTATTTACGGAAAGACTCATTTTGTGTATAATAACCGAACATTGGAAGATTATTTCAAGAAAGTTGAAGATGTTGTAACTAAAATTATAGGAGAATAAAATGACTACAGGATTTACACACGAATCTCAAAAAGCTTTAAGTGTTGAATGGTATACCCCAAAGTGGATATTCGATGAGCTTGGAGTAGATTTTGATTTAGATGTGTGTACAAAAGAAGGAGGTATACCTTGGATACCAGCAAAACAACATTTCCATAAAGGTACAGATGGTTTAGCAAATGAATGGGAAGGTCAAGTTTGGTGTAATCCTCCTTACGGAAAAGAAACAAAAGTGTGGTTGAATAAGTTTTGTAGTCATGGAAATGGGATTGCTTTAGTTTTTGCTCGTACAGATACACAGTGGTTTCACGAAACTTTGAACAAAGTAGATGCTGTTAATTTCATCAAAGGACGAGTTCAGTTTGTTGATGGGGATGGTGTATCTAACAAAGGAGGATCTACTTGCGGTAGTATGCTTCTGGCTGTAGGTGAAGAAAATTGTAAAGCAATATCTAATATTGAAGGTTTGTTCATTAAGTTAAAATAGGAGAATAAAATGAAAAAGTTTCTTGTAGAGGTGACATTAAGTACAGAAGGGTTTCAAGCAGAAGACGCAATGTATGATGTGTCAAAAGCATTACTTGACATGAAAGAAGATGGAATTATTACAGATTTTTCTGTGACAAATATTGTTGAAAACTGGAAGGATGAAGAATGAATAGTAATGCGTGGTTGGTAGAATTAAATAAAGTGAAGAAGTTTAATGAATTAGCTGGAAACTTAGTTAATGTCACTTCTGAGAAATTAGTTGCACAGCAGAAAGTGATTGATGAAGAATTAAGTGAGTTGAATAAAGCTATCATAGCAAAAGATAAAGTTGAAATCTTAGACGGTTGGTGTGATGTTGTTGTGACAGTTTATGGTAAATGTTTAATGTTAAATGATCACAAAGACATCAATGAAATGTTTCGATTAATTCGTTTATATCAGGAAATTGTAGATTTAGAAGTAAAGCTATCAACACAAGGATATAAAACATTTGAAGCTTTTCAGCGAGTGTGCGATAATAACTTATTGAAGTTTCCTCTTGTATCTGAGAAAGATAAATATCAGTATGATGAAGGAATCACTTTGACAGTGTCAGAAGTTGATAGTAATCACTTAGTACCAAAAGATGTAAATGGGAAAGTGCGGAAGTTTAAAGATTTCCCGAAAGTAGATTTGACAGATTTAATTCCGCAGTATTAAATAGAAAAACAAGGAGAAATAAATGATTAGTTTAATGCTAGGAGATTGTCTTGAAAGGATGAAAGATATTCCTGATGGTAGTGTTGATTTAGTTCTAGCCGACCCTCCTTATGGAACTACAGCTTGTAAGTGGGATTCTATTATTCCTCTAGATAGGATTTGGACTGAATTAAAACGTGTTATAAAATCTAATGGAGTTATTGTAATGACAGCTTCGCAGCCTTTTACAACAGTATTGATAAGTAGTAATTTTGAAATGTTTAAATATTGTTGGGTTTGGGAAAAGAATAGGGCTACTAATTTTCCTAATGCTAAAAGAAGACCTTTAACTGCACATGAAGACATTGTAGTGTTTATAAACGGATCAATGTGGTATAACCCACAAAAGACAGGGGGACATAAACCAACAAACTCAGCCAGAGGGGTTTCACAAGGAACTATTTATAATGGTAATAATGTTAGAAATTATCAAGGTGGAGAAACAACCCGATTTCCACGAACAGTGCAGAGAGTTGACTGTGAAAGAGGTTTACATCCAACACAAAAGCCCGTGGCGTTAATGGAATATTTAATCAAAACATATTCCAACGAAGGTGATACTGTGTTAGACTTCACAATGGGTAGTGGTACAACAGGTGTAGCTTGTGTCAATACTAACAGGAACTTTATTGGTATTGAAATGGATGAGAAATATTTTGCAATTGCTAAAAAACGTATTAACGAAACGGAGAAATAAATGATTAGTTTGCCAATTAAAATGATTACAACATATTCGTCTAAACATTTAGGACGAAATGAGTTAGAATTTATTCCTCTGACAATGGACGAAGAAATGCTTCCTTATTTATGGGAAGCTGGTATTGATTATAATAAAGGGTATAGCATTGTAGCTAACTTATTACGTGACCCGAAAGATAAGAAGAAGTTTTATGTTGGATTGCGATATGTTGGAGAAATTCGTACAGATCGTGAATTTACATTATCGTCAAAATGTTCTTTCTTTGATCGTATTGTTATTGCAGCG